TACGCCGCGTATATGAAATTACTTGTTTCATTCGTTTAGATGAAGACCCGCTAACTGATGGACGCCGCGCCCCATACATTTTAACAATTGATGAGACAAGCGGTAAAGTGTTGTCTCTGTATCGTAACTGGGATGCTAACGATGAGAAACTCGAAAAGCTGGATTGGTATGTTGAGTTCAAATTCATTCCTTGGCGCGGTGCTTATGCTATTGGTCTCCCCCATCTTATTGGTGGTTTGTCTGCTGCCCTTACTGGCACTTTACGTGCTCTTATGGACGCTGCACATATTAACAACAGTCAAACAATGCTTAAGCTCAAAGGTGGACGCATTGGTGGACAGTCTGACAGAATTGAACCCACTCAAGTAATTGAAATTGAAGGTGCGCCCGGCGTTGATGACGTTCGCAAGATTGCGATGCCAATGCCATTTAACCCACCATCATCTACATTGTTTAACATGTTGGGTTGGCTTACACAAGCCGCTAAAGGTGTAGTAACAACCGCAGAAGAAAAGATTGCTGACGTTAACGCCAACACACCAGTTGGAACAACGCAAGCCTTAATTGAGCAAGGTGCTAAAGTATTCTCCAGCATCCACGCTCGTTTGCATCGTAGCCAAGCTAAATCTCTTAAAATTATTTCTCGTATCAATCACTGGTACTTGGAAGAAATGGACAATCAGTCCGGCGAAGAGATTAAAGTTCGTGACTTTGCGTACAACAATGACGTACGCCCAGTATCTGATCCAAACATTTTTTCTGAAACCCAGCGTTTAGCACAGACACAAGCGCTGTTGCAAATGGGCACATCGGCACCCCCTGGAATGTTTGACATGCGTGCTATTTACCGACGTATGTTAGAACAACTTAAAGTTCCAATGATTGAAGAAATTCTGCCAAACCCACAGGGCGCGAACGAATCTAACCCAGCGCTTGAAAACGTATCCATGACTATGGGCCGTCCAGCTGCTGCGTACCCCGACCAAGATCACATTGCACACATTAAAATACATTTAGAATATGCGAATAATCCTGCTTATGGTGGCAATCCCGTTATTGGGCCTGTTTTTGCTCCTCATGCTCTTGAGCATATCAAACAACATTTAACATTGCACTACTTGCAATCGATGCGCGCTTACGTGGCACAAGCCGCTGGCGGCAAAGACATGCTTGATTTACATCAAGAAAAACCATTAGATCTTGAAGCACAGCAAGCGCTTGCTTTAGCATCTAACATGGTAGACCAAGACGCAAAAATGAATCTGCAACAATATGTACAACAGATAAGTATGTTGGCACAAAAAGTTGCGCAAGCTCAACAAGCTCAGCAAGAATCTGCTGCAATTGCAGATCCAACCGCGCAAGTATTACTCAAGACACAAATGGCTGAAACTCAGCGCAAAATGCAAGAAGCTCAAATGCAGTTGCAGTTTGATAACCAGAAACAAGCGCAAGAATACCAGCTTAAGATTGCTCAGTTGCAACAAAAAGTCCAAGAGTTACAAGCTAAATACCAGACGCAAACCAATATCGATAATCAACGTAATGCCACCGATATTGCTATGGCAAATATTAACAACGCAGCAAGAGAACGTGTTGCAATGATTTCTGCAAAAGCTGGTATGGATCAAACTCAAAAACAACTTGAAGCTGATCAAAACATGTCGGCGATTGAGGCAATTAACGCTTCTAATCAAGACATCCGCCAACATGGTTTAGCTATTCAGCAACAAGCGTTTGAGCAACAAGCCCAGCAAGTACAAAATCAAATTGAATTGCAACAGGCTCAACAACAGCATGCGCAGGAAATGGCACAATCTGCGCAACAGCATCAGCAGGGTTTACAACAAGCCCAGCAGCAACATGAGCAGCAACTAGCTCAGCAACAACAAGCAGCAGCAGCACAACAACCACCTACTGAGGAACAATAATGGCAAAAGATGAATTAGGTTTTCGTCAAACCTACAAGCAAATGGGCGTACAAAGCTCTGGCGGCGGCCCCGGCGAAAAAACCATCGATAAAGGTGCTTCTGGCTCCCATCGTGACAACAACTGGAAGATTGGCGCTAGCCAAGCTAAGTTGACCAAGTCACAAAAAGTTGGACCAGATAAGAACCTGAATGAAATCGGTGGCGGTAATTTCTATTAATTTAGGGCGGATTCCTTTATAGCCTTGCATTAGTAAGATTATGAAGGACATTTTATCTGAAATCATACAGCGCGTACGCGCTGAGCAAACAAAATTAGCGGACACCCTCACCGCTGGTGTGAATGTCAACACATTTGACGACTATCAACGATTAGTCGGCCGATATGATGGGTTCAAAGACACACTAGACATCATCAATGAAATTTTGAGGGAAGACGACGAAGAAGATCTGTAGAGATCGCAGGAGGCAGCCGAATGGCAGCATTTGATGTTAACCAACAAGACGAACCAGATACACGGTCGGAAATAGAATGTTTCCCGATTATTGATCCGGGCGTCGAAGTAGCAGGTGATCGAGTACTTGTGCAGTTGCGCAGGGAAAAGACCACAAGTAAAGGCGGAATCATCCTTGTGGATGAAACCAAACAAACGTTACGTTTTAACGAAACAGTAGCTAAAGTGGTGCAGGTTGGACCACTAGCATATCGTAATTTAGACGAAAACTTGACTTATTGGGTCGAAGGCCCGTGGTGCAAAGAAGGCGATCTAGTACGTACCATCAAATATGGTGGTGACCGTTTTGTTATTAACCCAGATGATGGTGGGGCCCCAGTGGTTTTCATCACATTACAGGCACGTGAAATCATTTCTCGCATTAAGAATTTTGAATATGCGCAGAAAATGAAGGCGTTTGTAGACTAATTTTGAAAGAAAATTATGGCAGAAAATGAAAAAGATGTTCCTGTGAAGGAACTTGAAGACGGTTCAGCCGTTGCAAAGGTCAAATTACCAAAAGAATTTGAACCTGAGGTAGAAGAAAAGGTCGAAACAGCGGCTCAATCGGAAGATGAGCACGACGAAGACCATGAAGACGACCACGAAGAAGAAAATAGTGGTGAATCTGATGAAGAACGTGAAAAAATCCGTGAAGCTCGCCGCGAAGAGCGCAGATTAAAGAAAGATCTGAAGAGACAACGTGAAATTTCCGCTAAAAACAAGATTAATTCACTTGAAAAGCGTAACGAAGAGTTAGCAAGGCGCTTAGCATCACTGGAAAATGGCGCACAATCACTGCGTATTGCCCAGATTGACAAGACTTTGGAAGATGAAGCAACAAAAGTCGAGTACGCTAAGATGAAAATGCTACAAGCAGCCCAACAAGGCGATGCTGCAGCTCAAGTGGAGTACTTAGAACAGTTAACAGACGCTAAACAACGTTTGCAACAGATTCAGCATTACAAAAAACAACAAATCGAGGCTGCTAAGGCGCCAAAACAAAACGTTCCTAACCCAGTTAGCACTGAAGTACAAGAAAATGCTACTCGTTGGTTAAAAAAGAACGATTGGTTTGACCCACAGGCTCGAGATACAGATAGTAGAATTGCCAAAGTAATAGATCAGGAGCTCGCAGCCGATGGATGGGATCCAGCGGACCCAGAATATTGGGATGAGCTTGATAATCGTTTACAAAGCCGACTCCCACATCGTTATCAAACGACAAAGAGCGAAAAACCCAGCAAACGCTCAGCTGGCCCTACTGCTTCAAGCAGATCAGAGTCACCAGCAATGAGTAAAAACACAATTACGTTAAGTCGTGAGCGTGTTCAAGCAATTAAAGACGCTGGTGCGTGGGATGATGTAAATAAACGAAACAAAATGATCCGGGCATACGCAGCGTATGACCGCCAAAATAGAGGATAATCAAAATGGCAAACACAAGAATTAAACGGGACTTAGAAGATCGCATGGCCGATCGAGTTCAAGAAGTATTAGAGCGCTCTACAACAGCGTCTCCTGATGATATCGCACGTCGCGAACGCCTTGATGCGTTCAGAGACAAGTGGGCAAATAGTGCACTGCCCGACATTCCCGCGGGAACAATCCCCGGGTTCCACTTGTGCTGGTTGTCAACAACTAACACATACGACAGTATCGACAAACGTATCGCATTGGGCTATGAGCCAGTGAAAGCCGAGGAATTAGGAAATGGCTTTGGAACGCTGGGCAAGATGAGTTCGGGCAAGTTTGAAGGCTGTGTAAGTTGCAATGAGATGATTCTCTTCAAGTTACCAGAAGACATCTACCAAGAAGTAATGAAGCTATTGCACCTCGAGGATCCCCTCGAGCACCAACGCAACATCACCGCACAAGTGCGTGGTAATGCAGGTGAAGGCAAGGGCGGACGTTCACTCTTGGAAGGTGGTTTATTGGAAATGGAAAAGGAAGCATCGAAGGCAAACAAAAACATTCGTTTTCAATAACTTCAATAACAAAGGAAAAGTGACAATATGTCAGCAACATTTCAACCCTTTGGTCTGAAGCCTGCATACCACCCAAGCGGTTTAGATCGTTCGGTACCATTCGTTGGCACCAACAACTATAACCTCACAAGTACCACTGCAGGTGCTTATAGTGCTCCCTACTCTTTATCTGGCGCGCAAGTTGCGTTCTACCAGTACACTCCAGTAGCGATCACTTCAACAGGCCAGTTAACAATCGCTAACCAAACCGCTGCAAGCGGTAAGGTATATGGCTCATTTGATGGTGTAGAGTACACCACCGCTGAAGGCCGCCGTACCGTTGGTAAATCTATTACTGCAACTTCCCTAGCAGCTGCTACCCAGATCGTTTTCTGGATTTTCCAAGACCCAGCTTTGGTCTATGAAATCCAAGTTAACGGTTCTGCTAACGTAAACGCTATCGGAACTGAGTACAACTTTGACACAACCGCTAACTCCCTCGTAACTGATGGTTATACCATTGGTACAGGTGGCGCTGGTTTCTCTACCACAGCGTTGCTCGCAACTTCTGTTGGTACAGGTAACCAAGGCCAAGTTCGTGTAGTTGGTCTCGGACGTGAAGTAGCATACCCAGCTGGAAATACAAACCAGTGGGGCGATGCTTACACAATCGTTCAAGTTGTTATCGCTAACAATACATTCGCTGCCAATTCGGTATCGGTCTAATTTAATACGAAAGGAATAAGCAATGGCAACCCCAATGCGTAGTACAGACTTTCGTGCGGTAGTCGAGCCGATTATCAACGAAGTCTTTGATGGCGTTTATGAACAACGCGACGATGAGTGGAAGGGTTTTGTAGAAGAAATCCAAGGTATTCCACGTAACTACCATGAAGAAGTAATGCTTTATGGTATGAACGCAGCTCCTGCAATGCCTGATGGCACTCCAGTTAGCTACGATCAAGGCGGTACGCTGTACATCACCCGTTTCATCTACCAAATCTATGGCTTGGCATACGCCTTGACCAAAGTTTTGATGGAAGACGGCGATCACATCCGTATCGGTTCCACCTTCGCTAAGCACTTGGCTCAATCCATGATTGAAACCAAGGAAACCTTGTGCGCTAACTTGTTGAACTTTGCGTTCACAGCTGGCTACGTAGGCGGCGACGGCGTAACTTTGATCAACACCGCTCACCCAATCGCTAACGGCGGTTCTTACTCTAACCAGTTGTCTACAGCTGCTTCTTTGAGCCAAACTTCTGTTGAGCAATTGCTCATCCAGATCCGCTCTGCAGTTGACAACAACGGTAAGCGTATCCGTTTGAAAGCTGAGCAGTTAGTTGTTCCACCAGCACTCGAGTTCCAATCAGAAGTAATTCTGAAGTCAGTTCTCCGTTCTGGCACAGCTGACAACGATCTGAACCCAATTAAGTCTACTGGTATGCTTCCAAAGGGTACACACGTTGTAACCCGTTTGAGCTCTTCCAAGGCTTGGTGGATCCAGACCGATGCTGAAAATGGTCTCATGCTCGTTATGCGTCGTCCAATGGAGAAATCTATGGAAGGCGACTTTGAGACTGATTCTATGCGTTACAAAGCAACCGAGCGTTATGCTTTAGGTTGGCACGATGCTCGTAATATTTTCGGTACAGCCGGATTGTAATAAGCATTTTGTAATAAAAGCAAAAAGCCCAGCCCACAAGGTTGGGCTTTTTCAATTATAATATTTATATGGCCAGAGATTTAGAAAACGCAAAACGATTACGTAAAGAGTGGTACGAGCGAAATAAAGAGCTTACCAAAGAACGTGCTCGCCAATGGGCAATAAATAACCCAGAAAAAGCAGCTAAATCAAAAGAAAAATGGCGACAAGAAAACATAGAAATACATAATGAAATAAACCGTAAATGGTTTTCCGAAAACAAAGACAAACGAGCTGCCTATGAAGGCAAACGCCGTGCTGTACAACTACAACGAACCCCATCTTGGGATCCTGACGCCCACCTTATTGTGGCAAAATATCAAGTAGCTGCCATGCTTTCCCAAGCATCTGGTACCCCTTACCATGTAGACCACATTATTCCCTTGCAGGGCAAGAATGTCTCTGGTTTACATGTGTTTTCCAACCTTAGAGTTATCCCCGGCGTTGAAAACGTCAAAAAGTCAAACAAATACACCGTTTAGGGCGTTTTTGGCAAATAGTTTGCATTAGTAAGTATAGGAAGATTCGCCCCCAACAGACTACTGCTCCTTCCCAGTAGACGATCAAGCGACTGAGTGGGGCTATAAACTCTTGATAGGAAACAATTCAAATGTCCGTAACATTTAATCAACCAGTACGCATTAATAAGTACAATAACCCAACTAACAATGGTGTAATCGCTCCAGATAACACCGGTGCAGCAGTATGTACTCAAGAAAGCTACATTACCAATCCAATTACAGCTTCTAACTCTGGCGTTGTAACATTCACCACTGCCGATATTGGCCAAACTAGCGTAACTCCATTCGTGTTACCAGCCGGCTCAATTATCGAAAACGTTTCTCTTTACCAAACTACTTCTGCAGCTAACTTGGCTGGCGGCGTAATCACTGTATCTTTGACACAGCCTTCTCCAACCGGTGGTTCTAACACCGTTACTGCAATTGGCACAATTACCCCAAGCACAACTGGTGGTGTGATCGGAATCAGCTTTACTCAATCTGCTGCAGTTGCTAACGTTATCTCTAACGTTGGTACTTTAGATGCAACTTTGACTTTTGCTGCAGCTAACGTTACTGCGTTGACCGCTGGCGGTATTTCTGGCATATTCCAAGCCCAATACACAGCACGTAACTACACTGGCTCGATCATCAACGTTGGTCAAGGTTACACCAACTCATAATAATTGCCTCGGGGGCGATATGCCCCCGCATTAACTTTAAAAGGAAATTATTATGGCATCGAATTTAGTAACAAACTTACAACAAAATCCTTCATCTTTTGAATCGGTAACTAAGGTCGGGGCTTACGAGCCGTTTGACTTGCAAGTTGCTCGCGGTCAAATTGCTGGCCACACAACCGTTAGTATTTTTGGTTATCAAGCAAACGTAACAACAACGTCTATTCCTATTTGGGAAAACGCTACAACTTACACGTTCCCAGCATCAGCTGCAACGGCAAACGTAGCAAGCGGATCTGCTAGCGACATTGGTGCTACTGTTTTAATTAATGGCTTAGATGCAAACTTTAACCCATTATCTGAAACCGTTACAATTGCAAGCGGCAACACAGTAACAACTAACAGCTATTTGCGTGTTAACAGCTTGTTTTTAACAAAACCGGGAAGTGGTTACAACACCAACCAAGGTGCAATTAGTGTTAAGCAAGGTTCAAATACTTTAGCCCAGATTAATACTGGTATTGGTAAATCACAAAGTACAGTCTACACTGTTCCAAATGGATACACATTCTATTTAGATTATGTAGAAGCTAACACGTCTAATAGTTACACTAGCGGTAATTATTTGGTTTATAACGTTGTTACAAACAATAACGTGACAGGTGTTCAGTCATCTATTTTACAACAGCCTTTTACTTCAATTTATACCGCAACACGTTCACAAGATCCGTTTGCATACAGTCAAAAGACTGATATTCAGTGGCAATTAAAAACAAGTACAGGCACGTATGCTGTAGGTATTATTGTAACTGGTAAACTGATCAAAAACGACGGTCAAACCGCTTAAGGCAATTAAATGCCTGTCTACTTAGATACTAGCCGAAACTCTGTTGTAGCGATTGGAATATGCGATCGCTGCAGCAGAAAGTTTCCCTACGTAGACTTAATGCCTGATCCAAATTTCCCGGGCATGCGCGTGTGCGCAGAAGATCGGGATGATTTTGATCCATGGCGTTTACCAGCATTACAAACAGAGAATATTGCATTACGTCATCCAAGACCAGACGTTTCAGTAGCTACAGGACCAATTGGTGGTAACCAGATATTAACCCAAGGTGGTTTCCAAGATGAAAACTCCATATTTATTGATGGAGTATCACCATACAGTGGAAACACACAAGGCGACTTAAATACATTAAGTTTCCCGTATTCACCAATGACCTTGTTCCCGTATGTTGGCACAATAACGCCAAACACTGGACCAAAAGCAGGTGGAACACCAGTAACCATTAATGGTGAAAACTTTACTAGCGTAAATACTGTAAAACTAGGTGGCGTAGATTGCACGTTTGAATTAGTTAGCTCTACACAACTTACTGCCACGACTCCAGCATACGCTGTTGCGGGCTTAGTAGACTTAACTGTGATTTCTCCGTTTGGAACTGCAACAGCGCACGGCGCATTTACTTATACTTAATAAAAACAAATGGCAGATCAGTCGATAACGCAGCTGCCTGTTGCGATCACCTTAACTGGTAACGAACAGGTACCGCTGGTACAAAACGGAGTAACAAAGCAGGCGTCTGTGTCACAGATTGCCAATGCTGCGTCGCCCGGCAAACTGATCACTACAATTGTTTACGTTCCATCAAACGGCGATTTAGTAATTTATTACAGCGATGGCACACAACAAGTTATTGGCCCTATTTCTGGCTGGTCTGGTTACAGTGGATACTCTGGTTATAGCGGCATAGGTACATCGGGTTTTAGTGGTGTATCTGGCTACAGTGGTTTTTCTGGTATTTCTGGATACAGCGGTAAATCAGGAACCAGTGGTTTTTCTGGATACTCTGGTATCAGTGGCGCGTTCGGTTATTCGGGTATCAGTGGATATTCTGGATATAGCGGCATATCAGGTTTTAGTGGCGTATCGGGTCTTTCTGGATTTTCTGGTATCTCTGGCTACTCAGGTTCTGGTGTATCTGGTTATAGCGGTTATAGTGGCTGGTCTGGCATCTCTGGCTACTCTGGTATCTCTGGCATATCAGGTTACAGCGGGTATAGCGGAACATCTGGCTACAGTGGTGTGTCTGGTCTTTCTGGTTTCTCGGGCATATCGGGTTATAGCGGCTCTGGTATCTCTGGCTATAGCGGATACAGTGGTTGGTCAGGTATTTCTGGCTATTCGGGATACAGTGGTATCTCTGGCTACAGTGGATATAGCGGTATTTCGGGCTATAGTGGCGTTTCAGGCCTTTCTGGCTTCTCAGGTATATCTGGGTATTCTGGATCTGGAATAAGCGGCTACAGTGGCTATAGCGGTTTCTCAGGCATATCTGGCTATAGTGGCTACAGTGGTATTTCTGGTTATAGCGGTATCTCTGGCTACAGTGGATATAGTGGTATCTCTGGCTACAGCGGTATTTCTGGTTACAGCGGATATAGTGGTATTTCTGGTTACAGCGGATATAGTGGTATTTCTGGTTACAGCGGATATAGCGGTATTTCTGGTTACAGTGGCACATCTGGTTACTCTAGCTTTAGTGGGTATAGCGGTTATAGTGGTTTTTCTGGAACCCCCGGCAACTCTACAGTTGCGTTCCAATACAAAACCAATACAACAGCTACATCTGGATATCCCGGTGATGGATTTTTGTTGTGGAACAACGCCACACAAATTAGTGCGACAGTAATTAGTGTTTCGCACTTAACCCAAACCAATATTGATATTGATATTTTTTTAGCAAATATCATTAACGGTGAAGAATTTATTATTCAAGACCAAGTTGATAGCGGCAATTATCAAGTTTGGCAAGTAACTGGAACACCAACCAATACTAACCCAGATACTTCTACAAGTTATTGGAATTATCCAGTAACTTTAATAAAATCGCATGGCACTGGCACAACCAATTTACCAAATAACGAACCCGTTATTTTAGGTATTGTTAACGGCGTTAGTGGATTTTCTGGATACAGTGGTTACAGTGGATATAGTGGTAAATCTGGTTACAGCGGCCAAATAGGAACATCTGGCTATAGTGGTATCTCTGGCTACAGTGGATTTAGTGGTATTTCTGGCTATAGTGGTATTTCTGGCTATGGTGGTACATCTGGCTACAGTGGATTTAGTGGCATATCTGGCTACAGCGGTACATCTGGCTTTAGTGGATTTAGTGGCATATCTGGCTACAGTGGTATTTCTGGCTATAGCGGTTCTGGCGTATCAGGTTACAGTGGTTTTAGTGGTATCTCTGGCGCAACGGGCAGCAGTGGTATCTCTGGCTACAGTGGCTTTAGTGGATACAGCGGTCAAGTAGGTACATCTGGTTATAGTGGCTTTAGTGGCTACTCAGGTTACAGTGGTTCAAACGGAACAACTGGTACATCAGGATATTCTGGCTATAGTGGCTTTAGTGGTATCTCTGGCGCGACTGGCTCTAGCGGTATTTCTGGCTATAGTGGCTTTAGTGGCTACAGTGGTCAAGTAGGCACATCAGGATATAGTGGATACAGCGGAACATCAGGATATAGTGGCTCAAACGGTTCTACGGGAACATCGGGCTATTCTGGTTACAGCGGTTTTAGTGGTATTTCTGGTGCAACAGGTTCTAGCGGTATCTCAGGATACAGTGGCTTTAGTGGTTACAGTGGTCAAGTAGGTACATCTGGCTACAGCGGTTATAGCGGCCTCAACGGCCCATCAACCACCATTAATGCGACCAATACCACAGCTGCGTTACCATATTACTTAGTTGGCGTACCAGCACTTGGAACAAACCAAACCGCGTATGGCGATAGCACCAACGCAGTGTTTTTCACTGGTTCTACGGGCGCGGTA